GGTTGCAGCTTCCCAGATTGGGTAGAAGTGAAGACCGATTGCGTTAGATGACGGGACGACTGCCCCTGAGATGATGTTGTTTCCATAGAGTAGGGAGCCCGCTACGGGTTCTCGTATACCATCTATGTCAACTGGAGGAGCCGCAATGAACGCAAGGATGAATGCTGTTGTTGCTGTTAGTAGTGCAGGGATCATTAGGACACCGAACCAACCAACGTAAAGTCGGTTGTCGGTACTAGTAACCCAGTCACAAAAACTCTGCCAGTTGTTAGATGGTTTTGTTAATGTTACTGTAGTTGCCATTTAAAAAATGCCAGGGATTATTTGTCCAGTTATTATGTATGAACCAAGGGCAGCAACAAAACCTAGCATAGCTAGTTGTCCATTAACACGCTCAGCGTTATCAAAATAGTCTGATTCGATTACTTGTACTTGTGGTTCAGTAGCGAATCTGTTTTGTCTGTTGCCTGGTTCAGTTGTAGTTGTCATTAAATAAAAAGAGTAAGAGTTCGTTTGGGCCGAGGACGATCTTTCGGGTCAGCCGCTAGAACTATGCTTTAGGAACGTAAGCGCCAAGAGGTATTAATGGGTTACTACCTTTTGCGGAAGAGCCTGGATTTTTCATTTCATAATTCATAGCTCCACCACCATAAACTTTTTGTAACCACATTTCTAAATCAACATTACGTTTTGTAGACATTGGTCTACCTCCTATGATGCTACTGTAGCCACACCATTGGGGCTAACTTGTGCATTGTGGGTAGAATTATTGACTGTATCATTGATAGCAGTTCTAAACCATCTATCGTTTGCTGAGTTAACATAATATTTTACGTGCTTAATTGCACTGTCCCTAGCATGAAATGCTTTAGGGTCATAAGCCATTGGCATGGTTTTTCTCCTTAGAATTGTAGATTAGATCTTTCTAATTTATCGTATATATCCTGACGATAAGCAGGGTCTTTGTCATATCGTGGATCACCTAAAGCTTTTACAACTTCAGCTTGACTACGGAATGTATCTGAAGAGTTGACTGGACTTTTACCAGTTAACATCTTCCCTTCATAACCTTCAGAGTTTTCATAAGCTGCTCTCATTCCAGCTACTGCTATCTTAACAGCTTCATAACCTCCACTATTAATGATTCTATTGAAGGCATCTAATTGAGGTTTCTCCATACTTTCAGATGCCCAAGAAATCATCTTGTTATAATCTGCTTCACCACCAACTGATTCTTGTATGTCACTTACTTCTTTATCTGTTAAATCAACAGCTGCAGGTTCTGCTTTTTGAGGAGCATTTGCCTGTATATCCATGTAAGCTTGTACTAAATCTTGGCTACTCATCTCTGAGAATTTAGCCATGGTTTCTTCAGATAACTTACCATCATTATCCGACCACTCCTTAGAAGCATCGTTGATTAATGTGGTAGCTGGTGATTCCTCTGGCTCTTCTGGTTTCTCAGCTTCAGCTTCAGGCTCATCATCAGATTTCTCTTCATCATCTGAACCTAATTTCTTTTGCAGTTCAAGGTATGCTTTTTCTAGTTCATCAGCATTCTCAAATTTCCCTGCATATTGTTTAGCTTCTTCTTCTCCTAGTTTCTCTGCCACCTCCAGAGAGTTCTGCTCCTCTTCAGAAAGTTCGGGAGCATCTGCAGGGGTGGGATCATACGTCAGTTTTTCCGTCATCTTTAATTCCTTGAGCAGTTACTACTTTTAAATTACCTAGACCAACTGTTTCCACAAAGTTAGGATCAATACCTATGGTAGGTTTGCCTACTATTGGTGTTGGTCTAGCTATATCATTTTTAGATACCAATGGTTCAGGTTTACTCACCTTCGGGAGCGGCTTCTTCTGTACCTTCTTGGGTCTGGATGGCTTGTTCTCCATTTAATTGATCGTATCCGTCGTTTAATGATCTGCCTAAAGCAGGGTTTTTACTTGGGTCTGCCATAGGCGAACCTGCAAGTTGCCCAGCTTGTTCCATTAATGCCATTTGCTGCTGCTGTTGCATCTGTGCTTGTCTCTCTTGCTCCATAGTTTCCTTGGACTTAACAAGATTGAGAACATCAATACCTTGTGCAGCTGCTAAACGTTTAATGTATTCACCTGAATCTAAGAATTGTCCTATAGCTTCAGGTCCAAGTGTTTGAGCGAGAGTTTGAATGAACGTAACAAGACTTTGTTGATCTTGTCCTCTACCTAGAGCATTAACACCTGCTACAATTGTAGGAGTTACTAGATCTTTAGGGATCTTAGGTATCTCTCTATTCCTTTGTAGGATATGTAATGTTCTATTTAGATATGGTATCAAGAACTCAACTGTGAGTAAACTGAATAGTCCACCTAGCTGTTGTTCTAATTCCATCTGCGTGAGGCGTACCTCTTCCGCCGTTGTTCTCTCACTTTGTCTGACTTGCAGTACTAAGAATGCTTCGGCTAACCTCCGCTCTAAGTTCTGCATTTGTTCAGCTGCTGTTCTAAAGTCAGCTGTCTTGCCTACCTGTATAACACCTACATCGTCAGGTCTACCCTGAACGATTGCACCATTACCAGCATCGGCTATAGTCTTTGGTTTTGTAGTTGAGGATGGTGATACAAGGAACACTACCTTACTAGCCGCTGCAGAGCCTTCTACGAGTGCCTGAGAGAGTCCTTCGAGAGATCTAATATCCCCTAAGAATTCTTCTACTCTACCACGTCCATAATCTTCTCCGTCAACAGTATTAAATCTTAATACGAGCCACGGAGTAGTATTCTTTGGAGCAGTACTGCGACTACCAGGAATGATATTATCCATAGCTTCCTGATGCCATACCCATCTACCATTATCATCGAGTCGGACGTAAGTATACACTTCTACGTCGTGATCATCAGATCCTGTCTTGTAACCATCATCCCCTGGGGAATTTGGTAATGGCATAGGCAGATCTGTACCTAATACCCGACGACTTACTAGTTCCTTCGTTACAATCTCACAAACATTACCGTTACCATCTCTGTTAACAACATAGCGGTTAAGGGGATAGTTTTTGAGACCTTCTTTACCCATAAATATTAATGAATTACCAGAAACAATTAGATGTTTCAACGCTTGGTGTACAACAACTCTATCATTAGAGCCGTTGATGTAATCCATTACCATCCTTTCCATCTTGGAAAAGGATAACTCTAGTTCACTTTTTATTTCAGGTGGGTACTCAACACCAAGTTTTGAATCATTTACTTGTAGCTTGAAGAAGCTAGTCTGTGGTGGTAGCAGTGCAAGCATAAGCTTTGCTGCTAAGTTGACCACTGATTTACTACCTACTGATTGCCACGGTGTATGTAATTTTTGGTGTTCAGGTCGTGAACTTAAATCTTCTTGTATTAAATAGGGCAGTGTTAATCTAGAACACTCAACTGCGGTATGAAGGAACTGTGTTCTACCTCTTGTTAGTTGAGTATATCTATCACGTGCTTTCATTTATCCGTACCTTTCTGATGCTAGACCTGGTACCTTAAGCTCTTGATTAGCTTCTGTTGTGTTTTGTACAACCTCAGTCGGTTGTGTTTTGTATGCAGGAGTCGATGTTCCAGAGACAGGATTTATGAATTCATTGTCTGTCCTTCTTGCGATATCCTCTTCAGTATCTGCTCGTCCTGGGTTTACTGATCCGCCTAAACACATATTATTCTCCTATGCTTTTGGGTTAGGTATACCTTGGGCAGGTGCTTGTACATTCATACCAGGATCAATGGCATCAAATTGTTTCACACCTTCTTTAACTTTTAATAACTCATTTGGAGTTTTCTTTTTACCACTAATAATATTAGGGTCGTCCCTTTCTTTTCTGATCTCCTCTGGTCGAGGTACTGTCCTTGGTTTAGGAGCAGGTCTCAATGCTGGCCTCGCAGCAATTCTTTGAGGTGGTGGTGGTGGGGCTGGGGGTCCTCCGCACATAATTTATTCTTCCTCTAATAAGTTTCGTATATATTCTACCACGCTGGCTTGACCAGCACGGTACATGATTGATTCAATTGGTTCTTTAGGGTGGACAGGATTCCATTTGAAATTGTCCTCCACTTTCTTAAACAAATCATCAACTCTTTCGTTGTGAAGCTTAAGCGTATTTAGGGAGATTGACATTAGAATGCTCAAAGAAAGCTGGCATACGGGCTCGCTTAGTCTCAGAAAACTCGGGAGCTTTCCCTTCATACATTAAGCGATCGCTTGCATCCAGCCAGAATTTTTTGTCCAAATATTTATCGTAGGTATTTGTACCTAGTGGTTGAAGAACCCAGTTAATGGTGGCCTTCCTAAGTTTATCCAAAGAAGGAGAAGCAGAAAGACCCAACTCTGCACATACAAGAGAATTACTTCCGACATGGATCTGTTCGTCTCTGCTGATATCTGCCGATACTGTGCGTAGAGCAGGGCAACCATTAAACCTAAAGAAAGGGAGTAGAACAAAGAAGATAGCTCGTTCTGCGACAAGCGCCTTAGTAATGGTATGGTCGGGGTGAGAAATCCATGCATCTCTTAGTAACTTCCCCTCG